GAAGCTTCATCTTGAGCTTCCCACAAAAGGTCAGCAATTTTGACTTGATGTTTGTGTTTGAATTGAATTTGCATTTTAGTAATAAACCTTTGCACGGTTGAGTTGAGTAGTGTTGCGGTCACGATGTACCTTGACAGTACCTTCGATGTTGATAACTTGACCAACCGGTACATCTTTGCGCAGTGCAAAGAACACCACTTGGTCTTCCTTTGTGATACAGGACACAAAGTGAGTGTTATATTGTTGAGAAAAATTGCACTTGATAACCTCAGCACCTTCAATGCGAATTTTATTGCCGGGTACACCGACGGTACCGCCGTTAGCAAAATCAAGTCGTTGGTTCAGTTGGTCACGCTTGGAACCGCGTTCATAGCAACTAGGGAGAGAACAAATGACAGCGAGGTCATAGTTAGATTCAATCGTATCACGGTTAGCGATAACCATTGCGGTGTTGTCAAAATCACTCAGCTTGATACCCTTCAGGATCTTAAAGGTAAAGCCTTTGTAGTACGTGCGAACCTTCTCGGCGAGGTCGCGGTCTGCTTGTTGGATCAGATCAGGTTGACCAAGAAACATGTCAACGATTTGACGATTGGTGTCACCCTTTTGGTCAACAGGGACCTGTTTGATGTAGGCACCGTTGATGCGTTGAGCCGCACAACTTGCCGCCCACACATCGTCGGCAATAAAGTTCAGAATCGGGCGTTGAAAGCGAGCCATTTTGTTAGTCCTGTTTATCAGTTTCAATACAAGTATTGTAGCACAATACCTATTTATTGTCAAGCCGCTTGCTTGGCATCCATCATTTCAGACAGGATGAACTTAGCAACGTTCATTTGCTTACGAACGTGTTCAACAGAGCGAGGACCAGTGCCCATTGCCATCATTTCTTGGCAGTCACTCATGATGCCCATCACAACCATTTCCAGACCAGAAAACTTAGCAGTGATGCTTTCCATGTACTGTGTACGGATATCAGACTCAGACATACCATAGCACTTAGATTCAAATTCAGTCATTTCAGTTCCTTTTATCGATTCAATACATGTATTATAAGCCCAAATCCAATTATTGTCAAATTTTGGATGCAAAAAAGCCCCGACTAGCAGGGCTGTTGTTTGAATACAACAGTATTACTTTTTAGACTGTGTACTTTGATTAACAAATTCGTACATCTTTCCAGCAGTCTCTAGGATCTTTTCAAGTCCTGGGAACTGTGGCATTTCAACTGTAGATACAAGTTGACCTGTTTTTTCGTCACGCTTGGCGCTCATTTCCCAACCATGAAATTTCATAGAATATTCTGATTGAACCATGTCTTTAGCCATAGCTAAGATATCTGTTCTGAGTTCATAACCATTCTTGTTGAATTTTACTTCGGGTAGTTTTGGTGTAAAGTCTGTCATTTTATTTTCCTTAAAAAGTGTATGTGTGTTTATTGTATTTTGTGTTGACTGGAATGTCAACGGGTTTTGGTAATGTGCCATGATTAACCCATTCCCAATCTTCATCGGTCATCGGTTGCCATTGATTCATTTTAGTTTACTCGCTTTGTATTTTTTAAAAGATTGAATGGCTTCAAGTATACTACGAAAAAATTCTTTCATAGAAATCTCCAATCTGATTGTTTGCGATGAAATTCGTATGTCAAACGATCTATGTCGCCCACATCTTGTGGGTTTCTGCCTACTATGTATTTTTCTAGTGCTGTTCCGTAGGTGTCTGTAGAGAAACCTAGGAACGCTATTAGCATTCCTAAAAGTTTCATGATTACTTAGCCTTCTTTTGATTGAAAGCTGGAACCATTGCTTTGTACTGGTCAGCTAATTGTGTATAGAAATCTTTGCTTGTGAAAATCATACCCAAAGCCATAGCTGATTGCATTCCTGCATCTGCGGCTGATTTAGTATATTTTGCTTGTGCATCAACGAATGAATTCATTGCATTTTTGATGCCTTCGTGTTGAACTGTTTGTTCTACGAATTTCTTTTTGAAGTCTGAAACGCCGTCAATAAAGGCGTAAGTTGCTGTGTTAAACATGTTTATCTCCTATGTGTGTGTTTAAGTGTTGAGTTTTTAAGTAGAACTCTAACTACTTTATTTATGCCTTATTATAGCACGTTTCTCGAAATTTTTGTAGAGCTTGCTCTCTAATCTCAGCCAGTCGTTTAGTGATATGATCGGGTAATTCTGTATCATTATCCCAAAGATTCTTTGCTTTAATTAGTTTAGGTCTACCATAACTACGATGAAGATCAAACTCCTCACCGTAGTCATCATCGTTATAGTCTACTTCACTTAGCGGCTGGCTTTGCGTCTGCTTTTGGAGCAGGTGCTGTTGCAGCCTTTTTGTCCTGGCCAGGGCTTTTAGTGGCATCTGCTTTGGGAGCAGCCTTAGCATCCTCCTTCTTCTTAGCCAACTTCATTTCAGTCTTTGGTGCTTCAGCTTTTGCAGGAGCTACCGGAGCAGGAGCCGCTGCCGGTGCTGTTTTACCAATATTCTCTGGTTGCTTGGCAGCTTGTGCGAAAGCGGTAGCGATACCGAAAGAGGCGATAAGAGCGATTGCGATATTTTTCATGTTAGGTTTCCTTTAAGTTTATGAAATCGTAGATTTTTGTGTCTACATATATATAACGCGGTAGCCTGTTGTTTCGTTGACGAGTTCTTTCCCATTTTAATAAATACTACATGTTATACATATCTTATCAAGGAATCTACGACGGGCAAAACTACGAAAAAGCCAACACTCCCAATCAAATTGGAACGGCGTTTAATAATGGGTTTTCTTGTATGGTAGATGTGTGGAGAGTCAACAACAAACTACATGTAGGAACTGCAAATGATCTGATAGAAGTCAGTGACGCCTACTTGCAAGGTAATAGATTTTGGATTAATTGTCAGGATCAAGCTACATATAACTGGTTTACAACACAATCAATTAATCTGTATCCTAACTATTTTATCTTTGGGGCATCTACTCCACCTCCACCATATGCTACTGCAAGCAACGGTAAACTAATCACACCAGGAACTGTTCCTATTAATAATAACAGTGTGATATTTTTACCCGAGATTCAAGATAGAGGTATGTTCAGTACAGTAAAACTAAGATGTTATGGGGTGTGTAGCACTTACTTGACTTTCATAAAACGAATGCGTAATGAAGGTCACTGGTATTAAGTTATCTTTTTATTTTTACTGATGCTAGATAATCTTGTAAGTTTCCATATAGACCTAGCATCATTGCTGTTTTACTATCAAAGATTCTTATATAGAACGATTTGGTCTTTTCTTTTTGATTCACGCCTATGTAGTATGGGCATTTTATTTTCTTGTTTAGTTCCATCACAAAGTTGTGATAGCTTTGCCCATCTTGCTTAAACTCATAGTCATAGAATTCTATTTCTGCTAATTGAAAGGCAGTTAAGCCTGCTTCGGTCAAACGCAGGCCTTCTTGTCTGCCAGTTTGCCACCATTTGAAAACTACATCTTCAATGGGTAGCTCGTGGTATATTCTATGTGATTTTGGAATCTCAGATAATACAGCTTCAGTTATTTTCTGCTTAGTTGACTTGTTGGTCATCGGGGTACACCACACTACCCGAGTTCATAAACACTACGGTAAACTTATCAGTTTTAAATTGTGAGTTTAATTTACGACATAAATTACGTGCATGTCCCGGATTACTAAAACTTGTTTTTTTGTATTTTGGCGTAGCTAAATTATCTAGGTAATGCTGTGACTTTAGGTTAATAGATTGTCCGTCGTAAAACACAGCCCAAATGCCAGCAGCCTCGACTACTTGGTCGCATTTATATGTTTTCTTGTCTACTAGTTCTAGTAAGACTTTGGGTTGTGATCTACTCATTTAAAACTTCCGCCTTTAATTTCTACCTTAATGATAGGTTCTTCATCAGGTTTTTTCTCGCTGTTCATCTGGTATTGGTCTACAAGGATTTTAGCCAATTCATCACGTAGTCCACGTGCTTCAATTATTGGCATAACAAAGTCTTTACCTTGTTTACTTTCTATCATAGAAACCCTATCTATAAACCTTTTGATGTTTATCATAGACTATTTATCATGTTTTCTGCTTCGTTTTCAGTTTTAAAAGGACCGTAATACGTATATCGCTGAACAAAGATATATTTTGGACATAATATTGTTTCAAAAGTGCCATTTTGATTGATAGCGAACCAACCAGATGCATAGTAACACTTGCTTTTAACAGTTTTGGTATACAAATGCAACCTACGTTTAATATCTAGCATAGAGTTATATACTTTACCGCTAGTTGGATAATTTGCAAAAGGCAGTTCTGTTTTAGTTCTATTTGTTTTCAATGGTTGAAATTGAATTCTAGTACTACGTTTTAGTTCATTGGTGTTTTGAAAATGCTTACTAACACCGTTGATCTTTAAATTAAATCCAGACCCCTCAGCAATTACGTTACCGACTTTTTGTTGACCATCTGTCACTATCCAAAACTGGTCTTTGATAATAGGTTTTGCAATTAAATCATTCATTTGTGTGTGTTCCATTCTCATATATATGCCATTTGTTTTCTTCATGATTCCAATGTCTAGTGTCACGTAATGCAAGACGCATTTCGTATCCAAGTATATTAAGGTTGAATTCAGGACCAGCGTGATCACTTCCAAACCAATTTAAATCAACGTGAAATTCAAATAGGCGATATCTGTAATTAAAGAATCCAATCTCAAAAACTTTATTCTTTGTAATCATCCATTCACCTTGATAAAGATTACGCCACTCAGAATGCTTGAATGGGTTCTTAATACTAAGTCTAAAATCAATCATTTTTTACCTTTCTTCTTTTTAGGATTCATGTGTGGTGCAATATTGTTATCAAATATATGAGCCATTGTTTGCCACAATCCTTTTCGTTCAAATTCTGTCATGCCTGCCACCCATGGTGCATCGTCATCACTGCGGTTTAACCCATAGTCATGCCGATACGTGTAACACATTGACGTTATTATCTCTTCCCTTGTTTTCATTTATTTTCTTTAGTCAACTCACATACTAACAAGAAATGTTCGTATGCCTTTTTGACAGCGGGATTTTCCATCAAATTGGTTGCCTCTTCCATCATAGCATTTACGCCTGCCTCTGCACAATCACGAATAGACAATCCATTTAGTGTAGCAAGTTCATTACCTAATTCTTTAGCTAACTTCTCCCATGCTTTCTTTTGCCCAGGAGTGATAAGTGTTCGTTGGGGCCGTAGTTCGCTTGCTTTACTGATAGCTTTGCATATCGCATCTTCGGCAACACGCCCTGCGGCAATCATAGCCGCATAGTTAGGATCGATATTGAACCTACGACTAGTGCCTCCGGGATAAACCATAACCAAATGAGTGCCCTTTGAAAAGCTATCCATAAGTTCGTTATCATATTCTGCAACTGGAACATATTTGTGTCCTTCTTTAATGTAATAAATCTTTTTCATTGCTCTAATACTTCCCAAATCAATTCTTTGATTTTTACGTATGCTACTGGTTTTACCCAGCCTCTGTCAATACAATTGGCTAAAATCAACTTGTACTCATATGGACATTGGTTTGAAATTTCTAAACCTGCACGTGGTACTATTTTGATACCATCAGTCATGTAAAAGTGTTCATCGTCCCGTTGAATTTCTTTGAAACGATTTTCCATTGCAGTGAAATTAGTGTTCATTAAGTTGTCCTGTATATGGTGTGTTAAGCCACTTACTGAAAGCCTCAACATTTTGTGAGATTTTTTCAAGATTATGCTTCCCACAAAAGCGCATGAAATGTACTCCCACTTGCGGAGTAGTAGTTACTCTGACAGATTCTCGAATACGTTGGTCGAACTTTTGTTTCATGTCCTCGGGTTGAGCAGTAAGATCAATAAGCATACGGTTGCGATTGTATGCGTCACGTACACACACCTCGACACCATTGTGGTCGATCCACTTTTGCAACATGAAGTTGTTCCATTTAAAGCCTTGCTTGTCACGATCATCAAATGCTTCACGAATGCCTACACGATTCTTAGAACCTTTTTCGGGTGCTCGGGGGTACGCAGTGAATACGTTGTCGCCCGCATCACCCCGAATGATCTTCTTGAATAGCAGATATTCGGGGGTGTCTTCGAGAAGTTTGGGTTCTTTAGTTTTCTTGTCAATTACTGGCTTACCTGAATCTTTGAAATATCCATTGAGGGTAATAAGTTCATTTGTGACACCATTGTATTGTAGCACGTTCTGATTAATAAGCTGAACATAATCGGAATCAGTAGAAATAATATAATGTGTATCATCAGGATGTAAGTGAATGAATCGTGCAATCAAGTCATCAGCCTCGGCCTGTTCATGACGTAATACGCTACAGTTAGTTTTTTCCTTAAGAAAAGTTGTGAAAGTTTCGTAAGTAGACCAGAACATGGCATTTTCATCTACCTCATCCTGAGTCTGAGAAAGACTATCAACAATTCTATTCTTTTTGTAGGGCTCATACAAGTCCTTACGGAAGCTACGACCCTCTAACATAAACACTACATGATCAATTTTATGATTACGAACCACTTGATTGACTGATGCGAGGGTAAGATGAAGTGCGAAAGCCGCTTTTTCTTCCGGATCACTATTGCGTGATGCAACGTGACGGGCACGAAAGAAAGTGTTGGCAGTATCGATGAGAGCATAGTTCATTTTTTGAAAGTAGGTATGTGTTGATATGTATCTATTATATACTACTATTTAGTTTTTGTCAAGTTAGTTGATTGTCTCTAAGTAAAGTTCAGGACTGATAGTGATATTTTTTCTGGACACTCGTTTGTCACCACTGTATGGCAACCAGTTATCTTGTATTCTTTGAGTTTTGAATTTATTATCTACGATAAATTTTTCTACCCAATTCTTAACATCACCGGCAGTCATTGATGATTCTTTTGGGTCGATGCCTTCAAGTCTCCACTTTTTACGTTTTAATTTTTTGATAAGGATCTTACGATGTTTTTGTTTAAATGCGTCCTCGATATCTTCAATCTCTTCCTCAGGACCATAAAACAAAAACATAAAGCATTGATCCTCAAGACAGTGGGCGGTATAGTCGTCCACTCTCTCGGGATTTTTTGTAATTCCAAATCCTACCTTATTATTATGACTCATTACCATAATGTAAAAGAAGATCCAATCGTGCATAATTACTTAACTTTCTTTGGAAGTTGAATCGAGCGTTTTACAATTTGATTCCCTTT